GCAGACAGCAACGGCACTGCAATAGAAAGCGATGACCCTAACGATTTTGGCACAACTTGGTCAGCGGTATCTGCCAAGAAAGACGAGCTTGTAGCGGCAGAACCAATGCGGTTATTGCGAGAGGAGCGTAACCGTAGAATAGCAGAAACCGATTGGATGGGTAACTCTGACGTTACCATGTCTGACGCTTGGAAAACCTATCGTCAAGAATTGCGTGATATTACCAAAAGCGCGACTAGCCTCGATGATGTTACTTGGCCTACTAAACCATCATAGGAGATTAAAATGCCAGATATTACAGTAAGTTTAACCGACACAGAAAATAAGTGCATGGAGTATGCAGCCGCTAGCCCACAAGATTGGGCTGACAATGCTTTGACTAACAGAGCTAGAATAGCAAAAGATGAAATTATTGCGGCTCTAGTGGCTCACTGCAACGCAAATAATGTTGCTATTGCGACAGGTGAAGATGCACAAGTAACACAAGCATTTGATCTAAAAGTTGTAAAAACAGCAGCAGAAGCTAACGCAGAGGCTTCAACGCCAGAGTAAGGATAAAAATGGCTTATATTGGTAGTAGTCCGACAAAGGTAGTTAGCAGACAATCAGCTAACATTTTTACATATACAGCCACGGCTAATCAGACAGCTTTCACTGGCTCTGACGCAAACGGCAATACGCTTGCCTGCACACCGTCAGACATAATGGTTCACATGAATGGTATTAAGCTCGAAGAAAGCGACTATACCGCAAGCACAACTACGGTAACGCTTGGCTCTGGCGCAGCCGCAGGGGATGAGGTTACTATTACTGCTTTTCTAACTTTTGAAAGCGCAGACCATTATACCAAGAGTGCAGCCGATACGAGATACGTCAACGCTTCTGGCGATACTATGAGTGGTGATCTTACTATAGACACTAATACGTTTCATGTTGACGTAGCAGATAATAGAGTAGGTATAGGAACTACAACGCCTGTGCATGATCTGCAAATTCACAAAGCAACAGCAAGTTCTCAAGCTCGCATTCAAATGACTACAAATGAAAGTGGAACTACTAACGGTGATGGTTATGCTGTAGCGATGGAAGCTGGCAACCGTGTTTATCACTGGCTGTATGAAAATGCACCTATGCAGTTTGCTACAAACAATACCTTAAACATGGTAATTAACGCAAATGGTTCTGTAACAAAACCTAACCAGCCAGCTTTTGCAGCTACTAGAAACCAAGGACATGTTGCAGCAGGTAATTATTACATTTTTGCAAATGTTTATTTTAATCGTGGCAATCATTACAATAGTTCTAACGGAAGATTTACCGCACCAGTAGCTGGATTGTATCAAGTTAATGTTAATATGATGGATATATCTAGCGCTACACACGTTAATACTTATTATGGGATCAGATTAAACGGTAGCGACTATCAGCTAGTTTACAGCACTAATCCAACATCAGGAACGCACCATCGGTGGAGTTGGTCTGGTATTATAGAATTGGCTGTATCCGATTATATTAGCATCCATAGTGGTAATATGGGACTTTATGGTGGAGGCAATGTCTATACAAACTTTTCAGCAGCATTATTAGGCTAGGAGGAACACATGAGCAACGCACGAAAACTTGCAGACAATCTTCCTACAGATGGACAGCTATCTGGAAGAAACATGGTAATTAACGGTTCTCAAAATATTTCGCAGCGTGGAACTACTTTTACAAGTGTCGGATCAGATAATTTTCTTACAGATAGAATTGATTATGAAAAGAACAGTACAAACTTTGTAATGACTGCAAGTCAAGCAGATGACGGACCAGTAGGGGTTAGTGCTAAGTCTCTTAAAGTTCAAGTAACAACGGTTGGTGCTTCAACTCCTGCAAACAACTGTTATAATCAACTTTTATATAAATGGGAAGCGCAAGATATTGCCCATGTTGGCTTGGGAACATCAACCTGTAAGCCTATGGTTTTTTCTTTCTACGCTAAGGCTTCAACTACTGGAACACTACCTTTTGCTTTGACTAATAATGGTGGAACAAGAACGTTTGCAGGAACTTTTAATATTACTTCAGCTAACACTTGGCAAAGGTATATATTTAAAATGCCGCCAGTTACAGATGGTTCATGGGCTTCAGGAACCAATTCTGGATTAGAGCTTAGACTTGGTTTAGAATATGGTTCTGATTTCACTGGAGCAACAACTAATCAGTGGTCATCTATATCATCATTTGCTAACTTTCAGCCAACTTATACAAATGCACTAGCAAGCACTCTTAACGCAACTCTATATCTTACTGGCTTTCAATTAGAACTTGGGTCGGAAGTTACACCGTTCGAGCATGAACCAGTAGGAGTTACTTTGAGCAAGTGTCAAAGGTATTTTTACAAGGGCGGCAGCGGTGATAGACTAAGATTAACTCAATACCATAGTTCTTATAAAGGAGGCACCTTTTTTTACCCTACTACTATGAGAACAGCACCTACAGTTTCGGCAACGCACACTGGTGGAACAAACACTTTTGGAACCGCTACAGATAAATCTTTCTTTGCGTATTATGCTTCTAGTACAAGTGATAGTACTTACCATGAAGTAACTTCCATTACACTTGACGCAGAGTTATAGATGTTCGGCTTCGCCCCAATAGCAGGCGCGGCATTAGCTGACGTAGGTTTAGTTAAATACAGCCTAACTCCTGTTTATACGGCAAACGCACCCACAGTACCAAATGCTGTTATGGTGGAGATAGAAAACTTTGCTCCACCAGACGTAATATCTGGCGCAGTATCTATTCCCCCTGCCGCATTACTTTATGGTCTAAATTTTACTCCTGCCGCTATAAATACTGGCGCAGTAGACATAGCAACGGCACAATTTACGCATGATTATCAATTAGCAGGCACAAATGTAGATACTGGCGCAGTTTCTATAGCTAACGCCACAACTACAATTACTTATAACCTAGCAGGAAACGCTGTTAGTACGCAAAACCCAACTGTTGAAGTTCCAACATTTACTCAAGATTTTGTTATTGTTGGTAATGACGTAATTACTGGCAGTGTTGACGTTGGAAATGCCCCTATTACAATTACGCATATACTTGTTGGTACTAACGTAATTAGTGACGCAGTAGATATTGGACAAGCAACATTTCCATTTACAGAAATTAGTATACCAAGTGAAACTTACACAGAAATTTCTGTAAGTGCAGAGGCTTGGACAGAAACAACAGATACGCCATCTGAAATATGGACGGATGCGGCATAACATGATATGTGTTAATAAATAGGAGATTAGAATGGCTTTAAATTTAACACTTCCGACAGTGGGTGGTAGTCAAGACACATGGGGTCAGACAATCAACACGGCATTAACGGCCGTACAAGACACGGTTAATGGTAATTCTGGCACAGTTTCACCTGATTTAAGTGCATTAAAAATAAACGGCACAACAGTTACATCAACGCCTGCCGAGTTAAACACGTTAGACGGATTTACTGGAACAACAGCAGATTTAAATTATGCAAAAGATTTAAACGCTACTGGTGTTACCACGACAGAGTTTGATTTGCTCGATGGCGCATCGGCAGGATCAGTAGTTGCTAGTAAAGCTGTTATTTATGATGGTTCTGGCGGTGTTGTTTTAGGAAACTGGCGAGTTATTGAAAGCGGTGGTGTTTTATATTTCCAGACAGGTGGAACAAGTAAAATGAAACTAGATGCTAGTGGTAATTTAACAGTCACAGGAAACGTAACAGCTTACGGAAGTGTCTAATGGCGTTACAAAATCAAGGCGTACCAATATCTCTTAACGACCTTCATATAGAGGCAGGAGGCTCTAGTGGCACGACTTGTTCATTAAATGATAGTGATATTAGAGATATAATTAGTAAAGCGTCTGGAGCAACCAATTCACTTTTTGAATATTATGGGCAAAGCTCTGAAACATTGCTAACATCTGGTGGTAATATAAATGGACAGCCGCAAAGAAAACAAATCTCTGTAAGCAGTTTTATTTCATCTGGTGAAACATTCCGTATTCCAAGCAATATGTGGGTTTGGTCAGACAGCACATCAGTAGCAGCATTAACAATAGATATACCATGTACTGTTATAAATGACGGTAAAATAATTGGTAAAGGTGGTAACGGAGGTTATTACGTTGGAACTAGAGCTACGGCTGGTGGCCCTGCAATTAACGTAACTTCATCAGGTGTAACTATTACAAATAGTTCTGGTGCCTATATTGCTGGTGGTGGAGGCGGTGGTGGTTACTATCAAGACCAAAGTAATCCTAGTGATGCCCATGCTGGTGGTGGTGGTGGTGCTGGTGGTGGTAACGGTGGAACTGGAAGAGTAAATGCTGGTTACTGGCAAGCTGGTGTTGGTGGGGCATTGAA